GGTCTGATGCTATTGCTGATATTGTTAGGACTCCCAATAAAGTATTAAATGCTTGGTTTTCTCAATTAGTAGAGAACAGAACACTTAGAAACTATAATATGAATGTTTATGATTCTACGGTTGAAGGATTTAATCCTAATACTTTTAATCCTGTTCCTTGGGGTTGGTATGGTGTCCCAGGAAAGCCGAGTGAACTTTATCAACAGATGCAGGTAGCGGATCTATCTGAATCATTAGATGAAATGCAGTATGTTACTCAGATTGTAGAGAAAGCGACTGGCGCTACTGCTACTCAACAGGGAGTACAGACAGAAAGACAGGTTACTCTGGGAGAAGTGCAATTAGCATTAGGTGAAGCTAAAGAGAGAGTAAAAGGTATGTCTAAGTTTTATACTCCTGCTTGGAAAGAAAGAGGTCGGTTATTCTTAAAGTTAATTGAGGCCGCTTCCGGTCAATTAGAGGTAGTTAAGATATACAAAAAGGGCAGGAATACTTCTGATATATATCAAAGGGAGATTGGGCCGAATGATTGGGAAACTAAGTCTGGTTATGGAGTAAGAGTTTGGAGTTTGAACGATAAAAAGGATCAGGATGCTACCGCTCTAGAGAAACTAAATGCCGCAAAGATAAATATGCCGGATAATCAGAAACTGGATATGATTTATAAGAGGAAATTAGTTGAGTTTGCTGATTTAACACCGGATGAAATTCGTGATATTATGGATTATGAAGAGAGAAAAAATACTATGTTGGGGAATATGGGACAGGCAATGGGAACAGGACAGATTAATCCTATGTTACAACCGGGACAAGGACAACCAACACCACAATTACAATTAAGGCAACAACCAATGGGGAAGGTACAAAATGCTAGATAAAATCTTAGAGAAATACAATTTAAAGTATGATGATCTTAATCCGGAAGAGAGAGAAACTATTAATGTTTGGCTTCAGTCTGTACAACAAGGACAGGTTACTATTGAGAAGGTAAAAGACTATATTACTTCCATGAAATTAGCAGTTGAGAATGAACTTACTAAGATAGGTCATAATTCCAAACAGGATATATTCTTAAAAGCTAGACTTAGAAATTATATGTTATTAGATTCTTTCTTATCTTCCCCGGAGAAAGCTAAACAGCAATTAGAGAGATCTATAGCAAGTTTTGCTAGTAAAATAAAGATATAGGAGGAATATGCCCTGTATTAAAGTAAAAGGTGGTTATAGGATAAGAAGATCTAAGGGTGGATTATATCCTAAAATTTATAAGTCTTTATCTATTTGTCAATCTCGGGTAGTCCAAATGGAAACTCATAAGAAGATGAATAAGCGTTGACACTAGATAGTTTTTTTGTTTAGTCTTATATTATTATTAACCTAACCCTTTAAAGAAAGGCCGGTAAAAATGGCAAAAGATAAAAAGAAACTTCATGTTAAACCTACTAAGGAAGAATTAGAAGCTAAAACTCAAGAAGCAGTAGTTGAAGCAGAAAAATTAAAGGAGACTCCAAAAGATGAAAAACCTAAAGAAGAACCTAAACTTGTTATTATTAAAGAAGATGTACCTGATAAGCAAGTTGAAGATAAAGAAGAGCCTGAAGAAACTCCTGAACCTGTTGAAGAAGAAGAGACTCCTGAAGAAATAGAAATTCCTAAAGTCCCGGATTATAAAAAGAAATTTGTTGCTTCGTCCCGGGAAGCGCAGATCCTTCATGCTGAGAATAAAAGAATAAATGAAACTCTAGACAAAGCGATGAGTTTGCCTGATCCTACAGAGGAAGAAGTGCAAAAAGACTATCCTGATTGGGATTTAATGGGAGATTTTGAAAAGAAGATGGCTAGAGATAGTGCGGCTAATAAAAAAAGAATGATGTTGTTAGCAGAGATGGCGGCAGTAAATAAAGACTTGGAGGGTTGGCAGGAAGAGGTTGATAGTTTTATTGATGATCCTAATACCTTAATTAATAATCCCAGATTAGAAGGTAAAAAGGATGATTTCAGGTTGTTTGCTACTCGTCATCAGGGAACTGATTTTAAACTATTAGTATCAGCCTTTCTGTTTGATGCTGAATCTAAGAAGCCTCAACCTAAAAAGGGCAAGATGTTTGAAACCGGGAGTGGTGGGCCAAATGAAAAGGTTAAGAAATCAAATAAGATTAGTTTGGAAGAAGGTAGAACTTTAAGAAAAAGTGATTATAAAAAGTGGAATGAATTATTCAGAGCAGGTAAGATTGCTACAGAATAAACTTACCTATTGACAGTAAATAGAAATAGTTGACAGAATTAAATTAATCTTCCTAACCTCTTTTAGAAGAGCCGGTAAAGAGAATATAAATTAATAGATTTACCAATCTAAAAGGAGGTTACAAATGTCTTCAGCATACGCAACTAAAGTTGCAGAAGGCTTTTCCAACAAACTTTTAAAAGAAGTTTACGATAAAAGTTTGATTGATGCTATTGTTAATCGTGATTATGAAGGAGAGATTAACAATGTCGGTTCTAAATTAAACATCCTTAATTTTTCTAGAATTTCTGAACAAACCTACACTAAGGGTGGTTTAACAGCAGAGAATTTATATGAAAATAACACTCAATTGGTTATTAATCAATATAAATCTTTCTACTGGAAAGAATATACGATTGATAAATGGTTGTCTTATATTAAACAGCCAAAACCTACAGTCGTAACCCAAAAAGCAGATGAGAGAAATAAGAACATGGATACTTATGTATTCGGTCTCTATGCTGATGTTGGGGCAGGAAATCGTGTAGGAACAGATGAGACTACAGGTACAGTTACTATTGCGGCTACAACCGGAATAGTTACTGGATCTGGGACAGCTTTTACCAAAGCCATGGAAGGCAGAGGTTTTAAAGCGTCTGGTCATACAAAATGGTATAGAGTTAAAGATTATACAAGTGCAACCTCTATTACCATTGAGGATGATTTAGATGATACGACATCTGCTTATACGGGCGGAGCGCAAAGCGCGCTTTCAACCTATACTATTGAGGCCGCAACTGTATTACAGATCACGACAGCTAATCTTTTGCAGTATGTCTCTAAGTTAAAAGAGAAATTAGATATTGCAGAAAGATATGCTTTATCATCTGTACCTGATTCTGATAGATGGTTGATTGTACCCGCTGAATTTGAATCTCTCTTAATGAGAGCAACAGGGGTAGCCCTTCATGTACCAGAAGTCTATGATGAACTGGTCAAAAAAGGGTTTATTACTATGTTACAAGGATTTAAAGTCTTTAAGTCCAACAGATTAACAGGTAATAACACAGATGGATGGAGAGTTTTAGCAGGACATCCAAATTGGATGACATTTGCTGAAAAACTATTAGAAGCAGACATTGAAGAAGATATAACCGGAGACTTTGGGGCGGCTTATAAAGACCTCTTTGTCTACGGCGCTAAAGTAACTGACTCCCGCAGACACTTTGCGGCAGAAGGTTATTGGAAGTTTTAAATAGAATTGAAGTAAAAGCAGGGGTGGCGGTTCACCCCCTCACCCCTGCTAAATTAGAAAATTAAGTTTAGTAATTAGTAAAAAAATATGGCAACATTTGAATTAATAGGAATACTACCAAAGGGAACACAGACAGAATTGACTAGGATTCAGGCCATAACCTCAAGTAAAAGAACTACTCAAGAATCCGCTTTTTTAACCGCTCTTTCTCCCTATATAGCAAATAAAGTTTTAAGATATGCCGGATCTAATGATGCTACTACTTTAAATTTAACAGATCTTATTTTAGAAGCTGAAGGCAATACTTTACCTGAAGGCTATTCCGGGTTTAAACAAGGTGCTTTATTTAGAGATTTAGACAAATCAGGACAGAATATTTATGTTAATACTGGTAACTCAACAACCGCAGTGTGGTCTCAATTAGGCGGAGCAGTTGTTTCTGCTTCTCCAAGTATTTCTGCTTCCTTTACCCAATCTGCCTCTCCATCAGTATCAGTTTCTAAGTCTCCTAGCGTATCAGATTCAGGTACAGAATCAGCTACACCTAGTATTTCTGTTTCGGCTACAAAGAGTGCTAGTCCATCTGCTTCTATATCTGCAAGTCCTAGCGTTACGCCAAGTTTGTCATTATCAGCTTCCCCTTCTATATCTATCTCTGCCTCTCCAAGTATTACAGAATCTGCAACACCAAGTGTATCTGTCTCAGCTACAGTTAGTGCTAGTATTACACCAAGTGTTTCGGTGTCGGCAACAGCCAGTATTACACCATCAATATCTGTCTCTGCTAGTCCTAGCGTATCTGAATCTGCTACAGTAAGTATTTCAGTTTCTGGTACTAAATCAGCTAGTCCATCTATTTC